ATCCGCCTCGACAGCACCGCATGGGTTCCGATTGCGCCCGCCGACATCCCGGCCGCCTCCGCCGCTGTGACCGGCGCTTTCGCACCGCAAATCGCCGACGGCACACTCGCTGTCTACATCCCGCCCGCATTGGACCCGAACATCCTCGACTACAAGCCGCCGGCGCCGCCGCCCGTTTGCATGCCCGTACCAGTCTGCAAGCCCGCCTAACACATGGTCACCGTCACACAGATATATGACGAGTTCCCGGAGTTCGAGCGAGTCAAGCGCGACCTCGTCGCCGCCAAGCTGCGCGACGCCGAGGCGCTCACCGCTTCGACCTACGGCGGCGGCAACCCCGTCGACACCTTCATGCCCGACGGCACCATGCAGCTCGTCGACGTCGCGCGCGACATGCGCGTCAAGTACCTCACCGCCGAGCTGCTCGTCATGAGCCCGGCCGGCGAGTTCGCTCGCCTCGACCCGTCCAAAGAGCCCGACGGCGCACGCAGCATCTACGAGCGGCGCCGCCTCGAGCTCGACCGCAGCTACACACCGCTCGCCCTCGTCCTATGACCGTCATCGACAAAGACAAAGGCTGGACAGCGTTTGGCGAGGCCGTGCATGACCTCGCCGACGGCCCCTATGTCAAGGTAGGCGTGCAGGGCGAGCAAGCAAGCGCGCAGCATGGCGCCGACGGCCTCACCAACGTCGAGCTCGCCACGATTCACGAGTACGGCCTCGGCGTGCCAGAGCGCTCGTTCATCCGCGCAGGCATCGACGACCACCAAGGGGACATCGCCAACCTGCTCGCCGTCATGGGTCAACGCGTCCTCTTCGGCGAGATCACCGAGGCCTATGCGCTCGCCATCGTCGGCGAGGTGACAGTCGGCATACTCAAAGAGCGCATCTTGGCGCACATCGCACCGCCGCTGCAGCCCGCTACCATCGCCGCCAAGGGCGGCATCACGACGCCCCTATTCCATCACGGCACGCTCACCGCGAGCATCACCTACAAGCTCGGATCGGAAGGCTAGCGCATGGATTGGGGCGCTTTCGCCGATGGCATGCGGACGTGGGTGGCCACCACGGCCAAGATCAGCGTCGACGACGTCGTGTGGACCGGCGAGCCCGAGGGCATGCTCGGCTACCCGCGAGCTCGGCTCAACCTCAACGGCTCGAGCGGCCTCGGCATCTCCGACATCGCACTCGGCAACGATGAAGTGCGGTTCGTGTCGCAAGGCCCCGGCGAAGACGCCATCGTTCGCATCGTCGGCAACCGCGCCGTCACGCTGCAGATCCTCATTCAGACGCGCGACGGCACGCCATGGGGCAGAGCGTTTCGGCACATCGAGCGCATACGTGACGCGCTGTTCCTCCCCAGCACCATGCAGCTATTCAGCGACCTCGGCATCGGCCTCGACGGCCCCGGTGTACCCGTCGACCTGCTGCGCCTCTTCGACTTCCGCAAGGAAAGCAGCGGGAGCCTCGAGCTGCGGCTGCTCTACTCGTTCGACACGCTGTGCGAATGCGACGCCGACACCATGCACCCCGAGACCATCGGGACCATCGAGCACGTGCGCGTAGCTGGCACCGTCTACACACCGGCCGTCGTGCAAGTGCCCGAGCGGCAGATCGACAAGTAAAGGACCACCATGGGCACAGAAACCGAAGTCATAGAGCATACCGTTGTAGTCGCCGACGCGACCGTCACCGCCTTCGGGTTCGGGATCCCGCTGATAGCGCTCACTCACAACTACTGGCCCGAGCTCGTGCGCACCTTCGAGAACGCGAGCGACCTCACCAAGGCACCTTTCAACGTGCCGACCACGAGCTCGCTCTATGCCGAGGCGCTCAAGATCAAGAGTCAGATCCCGGCGCCGCCTAGCTTCAAGGTCGGCAAGCTGAGCGGCACGTTTACCCAAGTGGTGAAGCTCACGCCGCTCGCGCCGACCTCGGCAAACACGCACTACAAGGTCACCATCAACGGCACCGCCGTTGACGTCGTCGCCTCGCCGCCGCAGACACCAGCCGACGTCTCGGCCCTGCTCATCACCGCGATCAACGCCATCACCGACGTCACCGCGACATCCTCGAGCCCCGACTCACTGCTCGTCACGAGCGACACCTCGAGCGTCACGCAGCAGTTTACCGGCATCTCGGCCAACCTCACCGTCCTCGACACGACCGCCGCTCCGTCGACGCTACCGCTCGCCGACCTGGCCGCCATCCGCCAAGCCGATGGCGACTGGTACGCACTCGTCATGCAGACACCCGGCGCAGCCGCCATCTCGAGCGCTGCGCAGTGGGCCGAGGCCGAGCGTGTGCTGTACATGGCCGACTCGGCCGACTCCGCGATTGTCTCGGCCGGCACAACGGACATCGCGAGCGTGCTCATGGCTGCCGCCTACAGCCGCACGGCTGTCTGGTACCACCCCGCGCAAGCCGAGTTCCTCGCCGCCGCTGTGAGCGGCGCCATGCTCCCGAAATTGCCCGGCCCGGCGACCTTTGCCAACAAGGGCCTCGCCGGCGTCACTATGCAGGCCTACGACGCGAACACGCGCCAAAACCTGCACGCCAAACACGCTAACTTTTACGTGTCCATCAAGGGCCTCGGCTTCACCCGCGACGGCACAGCGGCGTCAGGCCGCTACCTCGACGTCATGGCGGCGATCGACTGGTTCGACGTGCAGCTCGAGGACCGAATCATCGCGCTACTGCGCAACAACGACGTCGTTCCCTACACCACAAACGGCATCGAGCTCGTGCGCTCGCAGATACACGGGCAGATCCTCGACGGCATCACCCTCGGCCTCATCGACGGCTCGCAGCCATTCTCGGCCACCGCGCCCGCCATCGAGACCATCGACCCGAACCTCAAGGCCGGCCGCATCCTGCCCGACATGCGCTACACCTACCGCCTCGCTGGTGCCATTCATAAGGTCCGCGTTGTCGGCGTCGTACAGGTCTAGGCCAACTCACACACCTCACATCCGGCCTAACAGGAGCTGACACAATGGGATTCAAGACATGGAACGTGCGCGAGCTGAGCATCAGCCTCGACAACGTGCCGCTCGACAGCGGCGGATATGCCGAGGACGAGGTATTTGCCCTCGATTGGGGCGAAGACTGGTACACAAAATATGTCGGCGCCGATGGCGAGGTGACGCGCTGCCGAACTAACAACTTCAGCGCAACTGTCACACTCAAGTATGCGCAGACCGCCGACGCCAACACGCGCCTCAGCGGCCTCCTGACAACCGACATCTCGACACTCAGCGGCGTCGCTGCCGGCGTTTTCCAGGCGAAGGACAACGCGGGAAAGCTGCTCATCGTCAGCCCTCGAGCGTGGATCGTCACGCCGCCCGCCATCAAGCTCGGCAAGACCGTGCAGGTGTACGAGTGGAAAATCGACCTCGCTGACGCTCGAACAAGCATCTTCGGAGGCCGCTAAGACATGGCGAGACCCGTCAAAGAGCGTGTGATCTGCGGACACACGTACAAAGTCACCCTGCTCGGCGCCCTGCAAGGGCGGCTCATGCTCGTGCGCCTCGTCAAGACGTTCGGCCCCGCCCTCGCTGCGTTTCTCGAGGGCGTGCTGCACGCCAAGGGCGGCCTCACCGAGTCGCTCGCCCTCGGCTCGGCCGACGCCATCCGCGACCTCGCGACCAAGCTCACCGAAAAAGACCTCGCCGACATCAGCGATCAACTCGCGCACTTCACCGCCGTCGTCATCTCGCACGAGGCCGAGCCGCAGCTCGACAAGATCCTCGACGAGCATTTCGCCGGCCGGTATGACGCCTATATGCAGTGGCTGGCGTTTGCGCTCGAGGCAAATTTCGCCAGTTTTTTCGGCGCGTCGAGCAGCGGCAGTCGGGACCTGCTCGCGAGACTCAAGACGTTGATTGCGTCAGCGTCGACATCCCCGACGGCGTCGACTGGGACATCCACCGAATCGCCACAAGCCAGCGCTACAGCGACAGCCTAATGACCATTTGCCACGACTGGACACTCGACGAGCTCTACACGGCACACGCTGTGCTCGACATGTATGACGAGCTCGAGCGCCGCAAAGCTCGAGCTGCGCTCGCCGAGGTGAATCAGTGAGCGCTGTGGTGCTGCGCGAGCTCGTCGCCAAGCTCGGCTTGCAGGTGGACGAGGCCGCATACAACAAGGCCGACAAAGAGCTCACCACAGTCAAGCGAGACCTCGTCGAGCTCGACCAAGCATCGACCGCCGCAAGCGCGCACTTCAAGCGGGGCGCTCAGGCCATGGCGACGGAGTCCAAGAAGCTCAACTCCGAGCTCGGCAAGAAACCGAAAGAGGGCGGCGGCTTCGGCGCCGGCCTCATGCAGTACCTCGGCGGCGCCGCTGTGGTCGCCGGCATCCAGCACGTCGTCGAGCTCGCCAGCAACACCATCGAGGCCGGCAACGTCCTCGGCGAGGTGTTCGGACCCGCTGGCAAGGCGCAGGTTGAGGCATGGTCCGAAACGATGGGGCAGCAGCTCGGCCGCTCCAAGTACGCGCTACAGGGCAACGTCGCAGCGCTCGGCGCCATGATCGGCCCCATGGTCGGCAACGCTGGCAAAGCGCAGGAAATGTCGCAGCAGTTCGCCGGCCTCGCTGTCGACCTCGCCAGCTTTTTCAACGCCTCCGACGACGAGGCGCTCACTGCACTCAAGAGCGGCATCAGCGGCGAGAGCGAGCCCCTCAAGCGCTTCGGCATCGTCATGCAGGACGCCACCCTAGCCGAGTACGCGCACGCGCAGGGCATACACAAGAAGCTCGCGGCGATGAATGTCGCGGAGAAAACCGAGCTGCGCTACCGCTTCATTCTCGCGAACACGAAGAAAGCGCAGGGCGACGCCACCCGCACCGCCGGCGAGTTTGCGAACGCCTCCCGCGCGCTCGCCGACCACGTCAAAGACACCGCCATCGCGATCGGCATGAAGCTACTTCCGGCCGGCCGCGTGCTCGTCACGTGGGCCAACAAAGCGATCAGCGTCTTCGACGGCGTCAGCAAGCACAGCCACATCATCGAGGGCGCACTCATCACCCTCGGCATCATCATGCTCAGCACGTTCGGCCCGGCCATCGCCGCCGCTGCGCTCACTGCTGCCGGCTTCGCCGCCGTCGCCCTCGTCATCGACGATCTGATTGCCCTATTCACTGGCGGCAACAGCGCGATCGGCAAGTTCCTCGACACCATGTTTGGCGAGGGCACCGCCGAGCGTTTCGTCGCCAGCATGGGTGAGGCGATGGGTTGGCTCAAAGAGCAGTGGGCAGCGCTCATGCTCGAGCTCACTAAGGTCGACTGGAATCACCTGCTCGAGCTGACAGCGAGCAACATGCGCGCGCTCGGCACGGTGCTGAAAGAGGCATTCGAGGCCGCTTGGCCGTACATCGAGAAAGTCGGCAAGGTCATCGGTTTCATC